ATCCATTCGCTTGGTATATCACTTAGCATATAGAGCAAAGAAACATAATCATTTTCTTCTATTATTGTAAATATTTTATTATACTCATTGATTGTTAAATCCGATAGTTTTTTTATATAATATTTTTCGTCATTTATTTTTATAAAATATTTCATATTTATATATTGTATTTATTATATATCTAGTATGTGGTTAAAAAATGATTTATGTTTTTTCTGACAAAATCTATAACCAATATATGTCCACTTATGTTTTTGTTGTTTTTTTGACTATTTTTATTAAAAAATTTGACGTTTTTAGGTATTGATAAAAACGTCAATGTATATACTTTAATTGGTGATTAATATAATTTCTATTTACCAATTTCTAAACTTTTATAATATAGAAATTTATACATTCTAATATAGCAATTAGCACTTTCACTTTGTCTAACCTTACCATATTTTTTATAGATAGGTTCTATGATTTTTGCTTGGTTTTTGTTAATAAATATACTATCTGGATTAAAATTAGCAAAAAAGTCTAATAAAATCTTATCATCTTCACTTAATTCTATACTATCTTTTGTTTCTTCTTCTACAACAATGTCCTTTAAATCTTTTGTATGTTTATTTTCCACATGGGCATCTAATCCTTTTTGTGTTTTATATTCTTTGCCACAAATTTCACATTTTATTTTTTTCATATTATATTCTTTCTTTTTTATTTAAAGTCAATTCTTTTATTTTTGTTTATGAATTGACTTTAAATTATATACTTTTTCATACATCTTTAATATATTTTTCAACCAATTTTGTTACTTTTAAGACAGAAAACCTTAATTGCTGATAATTTTTTCTGCTCCTTTTACTTAATTTCCTATAACTTATTTTTCTTAATTCCTTGATTTCTTTTATATCCATATTCTTTATATTTATCTTGTCCTCAGGATAAAAATAAAACATAAAACTATTTTTTTCAATTAATGATATTTCCTTTTTCCTAAATAAATTGGAAACTATTTCTCGTATATCGTTTATTTTTGTCTCCTGCTTAAAATCATAATCTGTATCATAAAAAGAAACTTCTGGTTCATATTCGGTTTCATCAATATAAAAAACATCATCAATAAATTTGTCCGCATCCAATTTATATGTTTTATTAAAACGTGAATATTTGTTATTTACCAGATTGATAATTGAGCGAATGATATAGAAAAACTTTTCATCATCTTTTATTTTATAAGACTTTGTGATAAACTCCTCAATTAATGAACTCATTAAATCATCAACTATATATTCTTCTTTTCTTTTGGCGTATATTTTACATATATCTCTTACCTTTTCATAATTTTCATTTATATAATTTATCATAAAATCTTAACTGTTCCTTTTTTATCTATAACTGTCTCAGCATATCTTATAGCATCAATAGCGTGATTAAAATCATCTTTAGGTTTCTCAATAAATTCTCCATTTTTATCATCTTCCCAACTATAATTTCTTAATTCATCAATAATATTTTTAGCATCTTTATCTATATACATATAATAGTCATACATTTTATTTATCCCATCTATTATTGTTGTCTTTTTTACTTTATGTATATTAAATTTATTTCTATAAAGATATTCTGTTAATTCTGGTCTGGCAGTCTCTGCTATAATTTTATCTGTCTTTTTCAATCCAAGTTTATTAAAATTTAATAATATTTTATCTGGGGTTAATCCTGTCTTATAAATTAATTCTTCAATATAAATAGTTTTATCCTCAAATACTGTCAATTTTATTAATGCTGTTGGGTCTATAAAACCATAATCTAAACCATAAACTATTTTGACTATTTTTTTATGTGGAATTTTTTCAACAATCTCAAAATGATTTTCAGAAAATATAACACCTTTTAATCTACCAGGTAAACCATTAATATAAACTCGTCTAAAATTCTCATTTTTCTCACCAGTCTTTAATAGCTTTTTTATGACTTTTTTATCTAAATAAATATTATCTTCGTATGTTGAATGTATGACAGCAACATCATCATCATCAAACATTTCATTCAAGTAAAATACTGATGATGGGTTCCAACTTGCTAAAACCTTTCCGTTACATCTTGCTGATAGGTGCTCAAATACTGTTTTTTTAATAAAATTACATTCATCAAAATATAAAACGTCACTTCTATTTCCTATAATTTGGTCCTCTTTATCGGCTCCAATAAACTGAAGTTTTGAGTTATTGTCTAATGTAAATTCTTTTAATGATGAATTATAATATGGTTGTGTTTTATATTTAATATAGTCCTCAATTAAAACTATATTCATAAAATCTTTCAACACACCATTTCTAACTTTATTGTGTGTTTTAGCAACTATTGTTATATGCTTTCCATCATTTCTTAAAGCATATTCTAACAAAATCTGTAAAATTGAGATTGTTTTTGATGAGGATGAACCACCATAACTTAAAATATAGTCTATTTCATCGTCAACAAATGCTCTTAATGTTTTCTTAAATACTTTGGTTAATTTCATAATGTATATATTAACTTAAAAAAGTGGTTTTTTTCTATTTTTCTCCTAATAAATCTAAATCATTTTTCAACTCATCTAAATCATTGTCTCTGTTGTCATACTCAATAACAATTGGTTCTATTTTTTGGTGAATTTCTTGTTGTATACTCTCACCAAATCCTCTTTTCTTTCCTTTTGTTCTTAAATAAAATGTTATTGCTTGTTGGTTATTATTTTGTATATTCTCAAAATTCTTACTCTCAACAAAATCCAAAGCAACCTCACCGATTTCTTCACAAGCAATTCTAAATTCTTCATCTTCCTCAATATAATTATAATATGTTCTTCTTGTTATACCTACTTTCTTACACGCAGTAGTTATAACACCTAAACTTTTTTCCAAAGCAATTAAAAAATTAGCCTTGTTTTTCTTTTTAGTTTTATAAACGGTTTTCTTTTTCTTGTTATTATTCTGTTTCATAATTTATTTATTATTTTTAATATACTTAAAACTTGCTGTTATTCTTTTTGTTGAGTATGTTGTTCTTAATGGTTCTAGGCCTTGTCTTCCAAAATGAATACATTGCCATTTTTTATTTTTATTTAATCCACCAATAATTGATGGTGCTGAACTCACTATCGTCAAAACATATCCAGATTTTGTATATAAATCAGCAATATCTTCTAACATTCTAATTCCTATCCCAACACCTTGGTAATCTGGTAAAACAACTAATCTATTTATTCTATAATAATTCTTAGCCCTATTTGGTTGAGGCATAACTGAAATAAAACCAGCTAACTCACCATTTATATAACAAACATATTGTTTTGCTGCTTTTGCTATTGAACTATCTAAATAGTGGTATTTACTAAACATCTTCCATACTGACTTATCCATATTTTTCCATAATTCATATCTAAGTTTTGGCTTTTTTTTTTAGGTTCATAATACTCCATAGTGTTTGTGTTAAACACCCAATCTGGTTGGAGCCACTCCTCAACATCAAAATGACATCCAACAGCAATAAATTTCTTCTTCTCACTTTTTCTAACAGACTTTTGTAAAGCTAAACTACCAATCTTAGCAACATTTCTATCCACAACTGATGTATATTCATCAAAAACTATCATTTCATCATCATTTAATAATGCTCTTGCTAAATCAACTCTCATTTTCTCACCATTTGATAAAACTTTATATGGTTTCAACCAAGATATTGGGGATGAAAAACCAACTGAATTAAACATCTTAACAATCTTATCAACATTTGGTTCTTCTATATCATCAATAACAGCAGCATCTGTCCAATCAAACTCTGTAAATAAAAAGTCCTTAAATAATTCTTTTGCTATTGTGCTTTTTCCTGAACCAGATGTTCCAACTATCATTCCAATCTTCCATTCGTTTGGTAACTCTATATTTCCAATAAATTCTTCTGTGAATTTTGTATCTTGTAAATCAAATTTTCCTATAATTGACTTTACCTTGAATGTCATTTTTGGTTCATTATATTTCTTTATATTAAATTTCATATTTATATTTGCTTATTTTTTATATTAATGTTATATCAACATCATACCCCATTTCAACTAATTTATCATAATGTTCTTTTAATTCTTCCTCATTCTTAAAATTTAGATTTAATTGAAATAATGTTTTAATATTGATTTCTTTTGCTTCTTTTTTTTCATTTCCAAAAACATCATCTTCAAAACCCCATTCATATAAATCTTCCTCATTAAAATTTACTTCCAAAATATCAAAATCCCACTCACCAGAATTTTTGTTACTTCTAACATTATACTCTTGAAACTCTTTTTCACTTAATTCTCTATTAGGCACTCTAACATCAATCTCAAAATCTGGTCCTTCAATTTCTAATAATACTTTTGTTCTTTGGTGTCCAGCAATTAATGTGTTGTCTATATCAATAACTGGTATCTCTGCTAATCCAAATTTCTTTAATGATTTTTTTAGGTCTGATTTCTGTTTTGACGTAATCTTTCTTGGGTTTTTATCATACTCAATTAAATCACTCAACTTTCTTTTCTCTGTTTTCCATTCAATTTTTTTACTCATATTATTTAGTTTTATTTTTGTGTATAATTTGTAAATTACAAATATGCATATTTTTATAACTATTTACTTATATTAAAAGTCAATTCTTCTATTTTTGTTTATTTTTTGACGAATTCACTATCAAACTTAATATTTTTAGTTATAATTTTTTTAATTAAATTTATTCTTGTTTTTAATGTGTTTATATTCATATCCAAAGCATCGGCAATTTCTTTTTGAGAAATTTTTTCAACAAAGAAAAATATACCTATTAATAAATATTTATTTGGTAAATTATAAATTTCATATCTTAATCTTTTTCTATTTTTTTCATCTTCCTCAAAATCAAAATCATCAATATCATCAACAAAACTATATTCTTCTATTTCCTCAAAATATATAGGTTTTTTTCTAATTGAATATTTTTTAATTTTATTGTCTAAAATCTTATACATATAACTTTTAATACTCACTCCTCTACTCACATCAAAATTTGTAATACCCTTCATTATAGTATCATTAACAAATGAATTAAATAAATCATCATCCATTCCTCTGTGTTGAATTATATTCAAATATTCTA